TCGAGACGGTGATGGTATTGCATGTGAAAATTAATTTATGATACATTAGCCCCACATGCGGAAGCACCGCCCGGGGGATTTGTTTTTGCCCACAAATTGCCCACATCAGCATGAAAAAACATGATAAGAAATGAAAAACCAAAACCGAAAAACCGCATAAAATCAAGGTTTTCGTAAACCCACGAAACGCCGTGACAAGCCCAAAAAGTTCGAATCGAACTGCAAACTACCGCGTAAGATCAAGGCTTTTCGGGTGTTTTTCATCGGTTTGCCCACAATCTGCCCACATGGTAAGGCTAAAATAAAACAGCTCCAAGTTGTTCGGCTGCCGATTTGTGCATGATAGGGAGCACGTGGGCGTATGTGTCCATCGTGGTTTTGATCGAAGCATGACCAAGCATTTCTTGAACGACTTTGGGATTTATGCCGTTTGCGAGAAGTGTTGTCGCAAAGGTGTGCCGAAGACCATGAAAGGTGATCCGCGGAACACCGGCCATTTCTATATATTTTTCGAATGCTTTTTTGAGGGAGTTTGGATATAGGACGCCGCCAGTTTTCGGGCTTGGAAACACAAGTCCGAGCGAGTTTGGCGGCCGCCTTATCAGCCAGCGGCGCAATGCTTGGGTGGTTTTAACCGGTATCTGCACCGTCCGGATCGAGCTTTCGGTTTTAGGGTTGTCTTTGATATAGAGTCGTCTGCCGGCCCGCACGATCGTCCGTTTTATAACGATTTGGTCGTTTTTTAGGTTTAGGCAGTCATCCATCAGCGCGAGTAATTCACCTTCTCTCGCTCCAGACGTGAGGGCGAGAAGAAAGAGTGTGTAATAGAACTGGTTATCCTGCTTCACGCAATCCAGGAACCGCTTCTGCTCATCGACCGTCCAGACTTTCATGTTCGGGTTCTTTCGGGACTTGTACGGCTTCTTCACCAGGCTGGCTGGGTTGCGGAAAATGAGCCCCCAGCGAACGGCCTGGTTCAGCGCCTTGGTCAGCAGATTGCCGACATTCACTACATGCCCGGGGCTGTACTGTTCGAGCAGCTCGGAGTAGAGCTTCTGGACGTGCTGCGGGGAAAGCGAGGTGAGCGGAATCTTTCCGATCTTGGGTGCGATGTGATTCACCACATAGGCCCGCCGTTGCTCGTAGGTGTTCCTGGCGACCTCGTTTTTCAGCACCGTGTCCACGTACTCGAGCAGGTAGGACTCCACCGTCGTCTTCGTCGGCTCCATGTAAGTCCCCGTTTGAAGCTCATACTGAATCCGCTTCGCCGCCTCCTCAGCCTCTCTGAGCGTCTGAAAGCCCCCCACCTCCTTTTGCTTTCGTTTCCCCGTGGCCGGGTCAATGATGTCGTATCGGTAGTACCATTTGGCGCCGCAGGTGCAGCGTTTTGCGCTTTTTGGGCACTTGCAGCCGCGGCGGCGGAATGATCCGGTGGCCATAATCTATACCTCCCTCTCCGGTTTAAAGTGACCCATATACACACCGCAGATCGTGACTTGATTCGGTAGAACCTCAATCACGTTGTACTTGTCATTCTCCGGCTCCAGCCGGATCAGCGGCGAGTCGGCAGACCAGCGAATACGCTTTAGTGTCCCGTCTTCCTGATCATTAATTAAGGCCGCTACAATCTGTCCGTTGTAGTCAGCCCAGGATGCTTTCTTGAAGTATACTATATCACCGTCTTCGATCCCGGCGCCGAGCATGCTGTCACCTTTAACTCGGAGCGCAAAATCTGGCTGCCGTTTGCTCAAAAGCGGATAACGAACGTATTCCTCGATATTTTCCTCGGCCAGTAACCCGTCGCCAGCACATATCGTCCCCACGACTGGAATATTCTCTGAGGGTTTTCCTATTCCCAGCAGCTTTTCCACAGTCGTTCCTAATACATCAGCATAAAGACCGATGTCGTTTATCGGAAATTCTCTCTGACCGTTTTCATATCTGGATAGTGTGGATTTAGCGACGCCTACTCTTCGCGCAAGCTCTTCGAGCGACCATCCTTTCGCTTCACGCAATTTCTTTATTTCCATAATGACCTCTTTCGAACTCTTCATTTACGATCACCTCGGGAACAATTTTATCATAAGTGTTCCATATAAGCAACAAAATTATACAATCGAATTTTGTAGTTGACAGTTGGGAACAAAAAGGATAAGATAGGATCACAAGGAGGTGAGCAGACGTGCAATTCAACCTTCAGAAACTCCGTTACGAGAGATTATCTCGCCAGATCTCGCAAGAGGAAGTCGCATCCGCGCTCAACATCTCCCGTTCATACTACCACAAAAAAGAGACCGGCAAAGCGAAAATGACGGTTGATGAATTCGCCAAGGTCCTTGAAGTCCTCGACATACCGGAAACTGAAGTACCAAAATTTTTTACCCTCAACGTTCCCAAAAGGGAACATACGGCGTGAGGTGGGAGGAATGAACGAATAGCAAGCGATTCGCGGGCCCGATGGAATGTTTGCTGTTCAGTTCAAACTCCCGGAATGGTTGATCCGGAAAATCGTTCTGGAGGTGCGCGCCGCGAAAGTATTCTCCGGTCAAAAAGAGGTGATCGCGTGAGCAAACTCATCCTCAACCCGGAATACCGCCTTTACGAACGAAACGGCAAAGCATTCTGCAGCAGCCGGCAGGTGGCGGAGGAGTTCGGGAAGCGCCATGACAACGTGCTGCAGGATATTCGCAATTTGGATTGCAGCGAGGAATTTCATCTCCATTGCAAACGGCCAAGATGGAATTCCCGGCATTTACGGAAGCGATCATGGCGGCGCACGATGAACCGAAGCACTACCACTTCTCCAATGAAATCAACATGATTTACCGGATTGTGCTCGGGATGGACGCCAAGACGTTCCGGGAAAAGCACGGGCTGCCAAAAGGCGAAGTCATTCGCCCGTACCTTACCGCCGAGCAGATCCACGCGATCGAGACGCTTCAACGGGTGGATATCGGCTTGATCGTGGCGGTTCCGGAGTACGAGCAGCGAAAACAGATGTTGGCGCAGTACTACGAGCGGATGAGGCTGAAACGGATTGCGTGAAGGGGGGCCCCGCATGCTGACGGTTCAAATTGACGAGGCCCAAGTCCGGGAGGAGATACGGCGGCGGATTGCTGAGATGGTGAAAGAAGTCGACGCTGAATACGTGTTTTGGGACGCAAAAGAGCTGATGCGGCGCACCTGCATGAGCTGGAACTTCATTCAGCAGCAATTTTTCTTCGATCCGCGATTCCCGAAAGCGAAGGTCGGCTCCAAATGGTACTTTCCGGCCCGGGAGACCCGGGAGTTCCTCGAGCAGTGGCTCCGGGAGCAGATGAGGGGGTCGACGGCATGATCAACAGCCTCATCCGCCGCCTGATCCACTCCACCGCCGGATGGTCAACGAGCCCGCGCAATCGCCGGGAGCGGAGGGAGCACGCGAAGTTGAATCGGATTCGAGGGAAATGAGTGAGTGCCGCTTGTTCACCTCGATTCAAGGCGTTGCCGATGATTGGGCCATCGGCAAACTTGAATGCAAGTTTAGTAGCTCCGAGTGCTTGTTCTGCCAACTTGTTCATGGCGTTTGCGCCATTGACCAGCGACAGGATTTTAGCGGTTCCTCTCGGAATCGGGACATCCAAATGTGTTATCGCGCTGGCTTTTTATCCGGCGCTTCTGCAAGTTTCCTTGCAGTTCAGCATACGTCATCATCCGCGTGGGATGTCGGGCGCTCGTGGGCGGGTTATTGGTGATCGTCCTCACCGCCTATGCGTTGCACCTTCCGGAGTACACAAAGCGATCTTCCTCCGGCTTGGCTCAAGGTCACCATATCTCCGGGAGACTTAGGTTTCCCTTGAATTCACCCGATTCTCGTTCGCGAATCACTTCGCGACGGGGCAAAAAGCGACACTCACCACAATTTTAAAGCAAAATATGCGTTCCTACCAACATTACTGGAAGGATGTGAAAACCGGATGACCCGAACCCAGCTTCTCGACATCTGTCTTTTCTTCCTCGGCATCGAAGAACGCGCCCTGCTCGAACGCCGCCAGCCTCTCGCCAGGTGGGCCCGGCGCATGTATGAGCGGTATCGCGCCAGGTTGGAACGGGTGAAGGCCGGAGAACCGGACGTGGCAGCCCGGTCATACCGGCCGGTGCGGGGGATGGAGCCGGAGGTGGCGCCGTGAACACGATTCTAATGGTGATAGCCGCCATAAATTTCGCCTGTGCAGCAGGTTGGCTCTATCTCCTGATCACCTACGCGCTGAAAAAGCGCGAACTTGACCGTTTCACGATTTACGTCTCGTTATTCCTCACGTTCTTGTTGTTCGTCGGTTACGGGCTCAGATTCATTGGACTGTAGGAGGTGATCCCATGACCAAACACATCCTCCGCATCCAATTTTACTGCCGGAAAGCCGCCGCCTACGCAACGGACCGCAGACCGCGGAGCCAACGCAACAAATACCGGTTCGACCGGCTGATGGCGTACAAGGCCGCCCTACACCGCAGGATCGAAGCCGACGGGTACCGCTGGCGGGCAGCGATTGAGATGGAAGGGAGGTAGACCGGATTGGTGACGCTCACAGCCCAGCAACAAACGACCCTCGACGCGATGCGCGTTACCATCGACCGGTTCCGCCGGAACGGCGCGAGCGAGCATAAGATCCGGAAGCACGTCGAGGCTTGGACCCGCGCCTATCCGGACGACATCCGACGGTACATGGAAATCGCGCTGTTCGAACCGTGGCGTCTGAACGTTCTCGACGACGACAGATGCCCGAAGTGCGGCGATCAGGCATACCTCACGACGTTCTACGGCCGCCTGATGCGGAGCCTGGAAGGACAGACAGCTGGCATGTACGAAGTGCACTGCCCAGGGTGCGGCTGGCGAGGGCATGCGCCGGTCGAAATTGCCCGGTGGTTGCCAAAACGGGCAATGTTTGCGAGGAGCCGATCGAGATGATCATCCACCGCGTCGGCCACCCTCCGCTTGAAATCCGCCGCGGCGACCGGGTCAGCTACCAGGGCGAGAACGTCAGGGTGCGCGGCATCAGCGAGGCGCGGAAGATGGTCCGGATCCAGCACGACGGTGCGGTCCGGGATGATGGGTTTTGGGTGCCGTGCTGGTACATCTATCCGCCGCTACCGGAGCCGGAGAAGAAGTCGGCGGGCGCGCAGCTGTCCCGGCTGGTGCGGAAGGCGAACCGCGAGCCGCCGGACGGGTGGGGAGAAGCGGACCGCATTGGAAGGAGGTGAAACCGTGAGCCAAACGCTTGAAATGACCGAGGAGGAGCTGCAGGCGAAAATCGCCGCGCTCGACCTCCCGGAAGGCGACCCGCGGATCAAGGGCATCGTCTGTCAGCTGATCGGACACAGCCGGATCGTCGAAATGTGTTTCGGGTACGTATATTGCGCCAGGTGCGGAGACGAAATCGGCGATAAATTGCTCGGAAGCGGAAACTACGACACCACCAATGTGGTTATCGTTGGTCACAACTGCGAAACCTGCCGGGCCAACTACGCAAAGCTGAACTGGCAGGACCGGTTCATGGTCGGCGATCCGTTTACCGCTGGATGAGGAGGTGACCAACACCATGCCTGACACCCTGCTCTGGATTACGGAAGCCTGCGACGGCGACCGCTTCGACCGGTGGTTGCGCGAGCATTGGACGCTCGAAGATGCGATCCGTGGCTACGCGGTCCTGCAGGCTGGTATCGAAGCGTACGGGAAAGGACGGTCTTAAATGGACGACGATCGACTGGAGAAATTGGGCGACTACTTCGTCCACTTCAGGATCTTGGAACGGTACGGCATCACGTTCGAGGAATTCGTCCGCCGCGTGGAGGCGGGGACGTGGGTGGCGTATCTGGCATCTTGAAAGGAGGTGACCAACCAATGACTAACACATGCGCACGTTGCGGCCGCCGGCTGAAAGATCCGAACGCCACCTACGGACCGATTTGCGCACGGAAGATGGCGGCCGAGCAGGCACGGGACCAGCGCAACGCCGACGACTCGATCATCATCACACCGACCATCACCGACGGCTACGCCGGCGCTCGCGGACCGGACGGCAGCGTGAAGGTGGTGCGGATCCGGAATGGCCGGCAGGAGCCGCTGCGGCATCTCGTCCATCACAGCCCGGACGGATTCAACTGGGGCTACGGCGGCAGCGGACCGGCGGATCTGGCACGCAGCATCATCGCTGATGCTCTCGGAATCATTGACCCGGCCATCTACCAAGAATTCAAACGGGAATTCGTGGCCGGCTGGGGGGACCGGTGGGAGATTTCGCTCGAACAGGTCCGCGCCTGGGCAGAAAAAAGAGCAGCCGCCCAATGACGGGACGACTGCACAAATCCACCTTTCCGCAATTATAACACATTCGCAAGGAGGTTGCATCCGTGCCTATTTCGATCACCATCACGGCGAACAACGCGGCGGAGGCCGCGCAACTTGTGCACGACCTGGCTGACACGATCTCTCGGATGTCGCCCGACGACATCCCGGAACATACCGAGGTTTCTACCATCGATCCGCCGGCCGCACCGTCGGAAGCATCGCCCACGCCGTCGGCTGCTCCGCCTGAGCCGGTAACGTCCTCGCAGGCCCCCGCGGCCGTGCCTGTCGCAGCCCCGGTGGGAGCGACGCCGCAGCCGGCCGGTCAGGTTCCCGCAGCTGTCCCGACAGCAGCACCGACCGCCGCGCCGGTGCCGACCGCTACGCCCCCGGCTCCTGTTGCGCCGACGGCGGCACCGGCCGCACCTCAACCGCAATCAGCCGCGCCGGCTCCCGCGGCGGTCCCGACGGCAGCACAATCCTACACGCTCGACCAGCTCGCCGTCGCCGCAACGCAGCTCATGGACGCCGGCCGGCGGGATGAAGTCGTGCAGCTGCTGCATTCGTTTGGCGTGCAGGCGCTGACCGCGCTGCCGAAGGAGAAATATGGCCTGTTCGCCACGGCGCTGCGCCAGCTGGGGGCAAAGATATGAGCCGGGCTGAAAATCTGATGAGCGGCGAAACGAAGGTGCGGAACCTGCGGGCCGACCTCGCGATCTGCGAGGCGGCCACGCCGGGGCCGTGGATGTGGGAGGAAGAGCAGCACCAAACCTACGGTACGCTGTACCACCCGCCTGAACCTTATGAGCCTGCTTATGTTTATATCACGGTTGGCGACAGCGATCCGATCAAAATCGCAGAAATGTGGACGCCGGTGTATTCGGTGGAAACGGACGAGGGCGAAAAAGAGAAATTTTTGCCCGGAACACAAGACGCCAATGCCCGGTTCATCGCCGAAGCCCGGGAGGGCTGGCCTTACGCGATCCGCCGGGCGCTGGAACTTGAGGAAGAGGTCCAGAGCCTCCGGACCGAAAATGCCCAGCTGCTCGAGGCGCTGAGCCAACGGGGGTGCGGCCTTTGAGCACCACGACCGCACCCGCAACCGAACGCGCTCACGCCGTTCTGGCCGCCAGCTCTGCGCACAAATGGCTGGTCTGCACTCCGAGCGCCCGGCTGGAAGAGCAGTTCCCGGACACCGGGTCCGACTACGCCGCGGAGGGGACGCTCGCGCACGCGGTGGCCGAGCTGAAAGCGAAGAAGCATTTCGTGGAGCCGATGGGCCAGCGGACGTTCAACAAGCGCCTGAAAGAACTCCAGGCGACGCCGCTTTACGAGAACGGGCAGCTGCGCGACCCCGAAACGTACTGGCCGGAGATCCTGCGGCACACGGACGCTTACCTGGACTATCTCAAACAGACCGTTCACGCGTTCGACTCGCCGCCGTACATCGCGATCGAAAAGTGGCTTGATTTCAGCGCCTGGGTCCCGGAGGGATTCGGCACCGGCGACTGCGTCATCATCGGGTCCGGCGTGTTGCACATCGTCGACCTGAAATATGGAAAGGGCGTTCCGGTGTCGGCGGTTGGGAACCCGCAAATGCGCCTGTACGCGCTCGGCGCCTACACGGCCTACAGTTTCCTGTTCCCGATCGAACGTGTCCGGATGACCATCTTCCAACCCAGGTTGGATAACGTCAGCGAGGACGAAATCACCATCGACGAACTGCTGGCGTGGGGCGAGTCTATCAAGCCGATCGCCGCCCGGGCGTTTGCCGGCGAAGGGGAATTTGTCCCCGGCGATCACTGCCGATTCTGCCGGGCGCGGCACACCTGCCGGGCGCGCGCCGACCACTACCTGCAGCTGGCCGGCTTCCACAAAATAAAGCCGCCGCTCATATCCAATGAGGAGGTTGGCCAGATCCTCGAGCAAGCACGGGACCTTGCCAAGTGGGTTTCCGATCTGGAAGAGTACGCGCTGAGCGAACTGCTGCGAGGCGGCGAGATCCCAGGCTGGAAGGCCGTCGAAGGCCGCAGCTCCCGGCAGTACACGGACATCGACGCGGCATTCGCGCACCTGACAGCCAACGGAATCGACGAAGCGATCCTGTACGAGCGCAAACCGCTCACCGTTGCGCAGCTGGAGAAGACGCTTGGAAAAGCGGACTACCGTCGACTCGTCGAGGAACCCGGATTCGTGAAAGTGGAACCCGGCAAACCGACGCTGGCGCCGGCTAGTGACAAGCGGCCGGCGATCACCAATCAGGTCAAAGCGGAAGATGTCTTTGTATCCTAAAACTTCATGGGGAGGAATACCGAAAATGGCAGAATTCCAAACGAGCGTAACGACCGGCGAAGTGAGACTCAGCTACGTGCACCTGTTCCAACCGTTTGGCAGACCCGGACAAGAGCCGCGATACAGCGTGACGCTGCTCATCCCGAAAACGGACATCGCGACGAAGCAACGTATTGACGCCGCTATCGCCGCCGCGATCGAAAAAGGCGTAGCGACTGTATGGGGTGGCGCGCGCCCGCCGCAACCTAAAATCCCGATCCATGACGGCGACGGGTTGCGGCCCAACGGCGAGCCGTTCGGGCCGGAATGCCGCGGTCATTGGGTGATGACGGCCAGCACCAAGCAACAGCCGCAAGTCGTCGACGCGCAGCTCAACCCGATCCTGGACCAAACGCGCGTCTACTCCGGGGTGTACGGCCGCGTGCACATCAACTTTTTCCCGTTCTCGAACAGCGGCAACCGCGGGATCGGCGCCGGCCTTGGACCCGTCCAAATTCTCCGCGACGGGGAACCGCTCGGCAACCGCGTGACGGCTGAACAGGCGTTCGGCGCCGCCCCGATCCCGGCGGCACCGGCGCCGCAGCCGGCCTACGGTCAGCCGGCAGCCTATCCGCAAGCCGCACCGCAGCCGGCCTACGGTCAACCCGCGGCGTATCCGCAACCGCCGGCCGCACCAGCGCCGCAAACCATGCCGCAACCGCAGATTGACCCGATCACCGGGAAACCGCTGCAGGGCGGCGTGTGGGGGATATGACCCGGCACCTCAGCATTGACATTGAAACGTTTTCCAGCGTTGATCTTTCGAAATCGGGCCTGTACAAGTACGTGCAGGCCCCCGATTTCCAGATCCTCCTGTTCGCCTACTCATTCGACTACGGCCCGGTTCATGTTGTGGACTTGGCACAGGGGGATACAATCCCGCCGAAAGTTCGGGACGCTCTCTTTGATCCGGGGGTAATCAAACACGCATATAACGCTGCATTTGAATGGTACTGTTTGTCCCGATATTTCGGTTTGCTCGGGTCGAACCATTGGGGACGCCACTATGGCCTGACGTGCGAAACCTGGCTCCCGCAATGGCGCTGCACAATGGTCCACGGCCTTTACTGCGGATTCACGGCCGGCCTGGCCGCCGTCGGAGAGGCGTTGGGGCTGGCCGAAGACAAGCGGAAGCTCAGCGTCGGCTCAGCGCTGATCCGGGCGTTCTGCGTCCCGACGACGCCCACCAGGTCGAACGGTTACCGGACCCGAACGCTTCCCCACCACGAACCAGAGAAGTGGCAGCTGTTCAAGGAATATTGCCGGCAGGACGTGGTGACGGAAATGGAGATCGCCCGGCGGCTCGAAGCCTTCCCTGTCCCCGATCAGGAATGGCGACTGTGGCAACTGGATCAGATCATCAACCTGCGCGGGGTGACCGTCGACATGGACCTGGTCGAGGGGGCGCTTACGATCGACGAACAGGTGACCGGCGAACTCATGCAGGAAGCCATTCGACTGTCAGGGCTGGAAAACCCGAACAGCCAGAAACAACTTGTTCAGTGGCTGACCGAAGAGCTCGGCGAGGAAGTCGAAAACTTGCAGAAGGGCACCGTCGCCAAGCTGCTGGAGAAAGCCGACGAGGGCGCAGCCCGGCGGGTGCTGGAGATCCGGCAGGAGCTTTCGAAAACATCGGTCAAAAAATATCGGGCCATACGGGAGACGGTCTGCAGCGACGGTCGGGTCCGAGGGATGTTTCAATTCTATGGCGCGAGCCGGACCGGGCGGTGGGCCGGGCGTCTCGTGCAGGTGCACAACCTGCCGCGCAATCACATCGAGCCGCTTGGATACGCACGGGAGCTGGTCCGCGTGCGAAAAACCGACGCCATCCGGCTGATCTTCGGCAGCATCCCGGACACCCTCTCCCAGATCATCCGCACCGTGTTCATCCCGTCTCCAGGGCACAAGCTGGTCGTGGCCGACTTTTCCGCGATCGAGGCCCGCGTCATCGCCTGGCTGGCTGGGGAGGAGTGGCGGCTCGAAGTTTTCCGGACTCACGGAAAAATCTACGAGGCTTCTGCCAGCCAGATGTTCGGCGTCCCGATTGAGGAGATCGGGAAAGGCAGCGAATTGCGGCAGAAGGGAAAAGTGGCGGAACTGGCGCTTGGATACCAGGGCGGGCCGCCGGCGCTCATCAAAATGGGCGCGCTCGAAAGCGGGCTGAAAAAAGAGGAGTTACCGGAGATCGTCACCCGCTGGCGGAACGCGAACCGGCGCATCTGCGATCTGTGGTACAGCCTGGAGAACGCGGCACTCGAGGTCATGCGAACCGGGCAGCCGGTAGGAGTCCGCGGGCTGATTCTCGCCCGGGAAAGCCACTATGAAACGCAACAGGACTTTTTCACGATCACGTTGCCAAGCGGTCGGAAGCTGTACTATCCGAAGCCGTTTCTGAAACAAAACGATTTCGGTAAAGACGCGCTGCATTACTACGTCCGGAACGGCACGAAGTGGGAGCCTACCGGCACCTACGGCGGGAAGCTGACGGAAAACGTCGTGCAGGCGATCTCCCGGGATTGCCTGGCCGAGGCCATGATGCGGCTTGCCGCGGCCGGTTACCAGATCGTCATGCATGTGCATGATGAAGTCGTGCTGGAAGTGCCGGCGGACCAGGCTGACGTCAACGCGGTGACGGCGATCATGAGCGCGCCGATCAGCTGGGCGCCGGGGCTGCCGCTCGCGGCGGCCGGATTCGTGGCGGACTATTACATGAAAGATTGAGGTGGAGGAAATGAAAACCGGAACGCCTGTACCTAAACGGGAAAACGAATTGAAATCGACCGGCAGCGGGCCTGTCGTGACGTACACGCTGCCGCCGGAGGAGATTGAAAAGGTCCGGCCGACGCGGGAGAAGTTTCTGCAGCTGCGCGCAGCCGGCATGGCGCACGCAAAAATCGAAAGGGAGCTCGGTATTCCACAGGGCAGCCTGTCGTATTGGCTCCGGAAATGGAACCTGAAAGGCGTCACAGTGGAAAAAGCCAGGGAGCTGCTCGAGCAGGACGCGACCGGCGCCGCGGAACCGTCCCGGTCGGCAGAAGACGCCGCGCCCGCCGATCCATATCGCGAAGTGGCGGAAAGGCTCTTCGAGGCGGCGCCGGTGGCGATCGATCTGGAACCCGACCCGGCGGCTCGGGTGATCGCAGCGGAAGTAGAGTTGCACCGACAGAAGGACGAAACGATCGAACGGCTGACCAAGGAGCTGGCGGAGAAGGCCGTCCGGATCAACGAGCTGGAACAACGGATTGAGGAATTGAAAGCAAACGCAGTGCGGTTGGTCGGTGAAAACGCAGAACTTCGGCGTACCATCTCGGAGATGGAAGCCGAACGCAACGCCTTGCTGCAGACAGTCGAGAAGGCCGTCGACGCTGCTGGCCACGACCCGGTCAACCACCCCGCGCACTATACGGCCGGCAAGGTGGAGTGCATCGACGCGATCGAATCCGCCACGGTGGGGCTGACCGGTGGCGTCGCCTACTGCACCGGCGCTGCGATCAAGTACCTGTGGCGGTGGAGCCGAAAAGGCGGCGTGGAGGATCTGAAAAAGGCGCGTTGGTACATTGACCGGTTGATCAGAGAGATGGAAGAGAACGCATCATAACCAACTGTGAGGTGCGGCCATGCTGCAGTATGACAGACAGTTCACCATATCCATCGGCAGCAGCCGGAAAGCGACGCACTGGCCGGCCCAAACGATCTGGTGGTCAGAGCTCGTCGAGCGGCTGCGCACGGCCGTCCGCGGCACCGAGACGCTGGACGAGTACCTCAAGCTGCCCAAGTCCCGCCAGGACGATCTGAAGGACGTCGGCGGGTTTGTGGCCGGCTCGCTGGCCGGTAGCCGCCGGAAGGCCGCCGCTATCGTCGGCCGCGACATCGTCACACTGGATCTTGACGCGATCCCAGCCGGCGGCACGGCGGACGCCCTCCGTCGGCTGGACGGCCTCGGCTGCGCCTACGCCGCCTACAGCACGCGAAAGCACCATGAAGCGGCGCCACGGCTGCGCGTACTCATCCCGCTCGACCGGACCGTCACCGCGGACGAATACGAGCCGATTGCGCGGAAGCTTGCTTCCATCATCGGGATCGAATGGTGCGATCCGTCCACGTTCGAGGCGCACCGGCTCATGTACTGGCCCAGCTGCTGCGCGGACAGTCAATATATCTACGACTACCGCGACCGTCCTTTTGTCAGCGCAGACGGGATCCTGGCCATGTATGCGGATTGGCGGAACGTCCAGGAGTGGCCGCAGGTGCCGGGCGCGCAGCAGACGCACGTCCGCTTGGCCGCGAAGCAGGGCGACCCGACGACGAAGCAGGGCGTCGTCGGGGCGTTCTGCCGCCTGTACGACATCCACGCCGCGATCGAAAAGTTTCTGCCAGGCGTCTACGAGCCGGCGGACGACAGCGTGCCGCCAGGGCGCTACACGTATACCGGAGGCTCTACGACCGGTGGCGCTGTCGTATACGACGACGGAAAATTCCTCTACAGCCACCACGCGACGGACCCGTGCAGCGGCCGCCTCGTCAACGCCTTCGACCTGGTCCGGATCCACAAATTCGGAGACCAGGACGACGATGCGGCGCCCGGGACGCCGACGAACCGGCTGCCGTCGTACGTGGCGATGGCGGCGTTCGCTATGGAACAAGAGCCGGTGGCCGCGCTGCTCAAACAGGAGCGCTACGAGAAAGCGGTGACGGAATTTTCTGCAGCAACCCCGACCGTCGTCGACAGTGACACCAGCTGGATGACAAAACTCCAAATCAACAGCAACGGGATGTACCTGAAGACCATCCAGAATGTGTCCATCCTGCTGGAATACGACCCGAACTTGCGCGGACGGATCTACCGGGACACTTTCACGGAGCGCGTCATGGGGCTTGCACCGCTTCCCTGGCCGCCACGCCATGCCCAGGACAGACCTTTTCAATGGTCTGATTCGGACGACGCGGGCCTGCGCGACTACGTCGAGCGCGTGCTCGGTTTCCGAAGCGAGGCGATCATCCGCGACGCCTTTCTGCTCAGCGCCGAGAGAAACGCTTTTAACCCAGTGGCCAGGTACCTGGAATCCCTGGAATGGGACGGCGTGCCGCGGCTCGATACGCTTTACATCGACTATTTTGGTGCCGAAGACTGCGAGTTCATCCGGACGATCGCACGCAAGGCGTTCGTCGCAGCCGTCGCCCGGGCGATGACGGAATATGTGAAATTCGATTACATGACCGTCATCAGCAGCAAAAAGCAGGGTATCGGGAAAAGCACGTTTTTACGGCGGATGGGCAGGGATTGGTTCACCGACAGCCTCAAAACCTTCGAAGGAAAAGAGGCAGAGGAACTCATCCAGGGGAAGTGGATTGTTGAAATTGCGGAATTGCAGGCGTTCAACCGGGCGGACATCAACCGGATCAAGCAATTTTTGTCCAAGGTCGACGACCAGTACCGGGAAGCCTACGGGCGAAACGTGAAGCGCCAAATCCGGCGGTGCGTGTTTTTCGGAACGACCAACGACCACGAATACCTGCATGATCCGACAGGAAATCGGCGATTCTGGCCGGTCGAGGCCCGGCCGGAGAGGGCGACGAAAAACGTGTTTCGGGATCTTACGGATGAGGAGGTTGACCAAATTTGGGCGGAGGCCGTCATGCGGTGGCGGCTAGGTGAATCTTTATATCTGTCTCCGGAAATGGAAGAAGAAGCGGAACGGCGCCGACAGGAGCATATGCTGCGGGACCCGCTGGAGGGTGCGATCGAAGCGTTCCTTGAAAAGCCGATTCCAGAGGACTGGCTGAGGTGGCCGCTGGAAAAACGCATGCTTTTCTGGAGCGGCGGCATGACCTATGAGGGGAAACTAGTCCAACGCGACCGAGTCTGCGCAATCGAGATCTGGCGGGAATGCCTGGGTGAACGCCGGGCAATCACAAAATCGGACGCCATCCGGATCAACGCCATTCTGGAGAAGTTGCCCGGATGGGAACGCGCCAGCACAATCAGGGCCGGAGCCGAATACGGGACGCAGAAGGGATTCAGGCGGAAAGAGTAAACAAACCACCGCCGGGCGTAAATTGCAGGTCGTTTATAAGGTTTACACCAGAATATGGCAATGGTTGACGTTCGGTTTACGCTTGAATCCCTTAAATTCCTTGATTTTATAAGGTTTTTATATCAGTAAACTATGTAAACCATTAAACAGATAATAACGGCTAATAGAGATATTAGGGAGTACCCTATATCCTCTAACACGCCTAATCTGTCTAATTTCGTGTAATAACGCGCGAAAAGGAAATTGGTACACACAGCATTCGTCGCGGAGGGATGGGAATGCAAACTTGCGAGGAATGGCTTCGTGATTTTCTGAAAGAGCGCGGACCTGTTCACTATGCGATCGTGAAGGAAAAGGCAAAAGAAAGAGGATTTACGCGTGGCCAGCTTAAATCTGCGCGCAAAGCGTTGAAAGTCGAGACGATCAACGATTGGACATTAAGCGGTGAAACGTTGAATTGGTACTGGCAATTACCAAGTTCGGAGGCTTGATCTATGCGCGAGCGAGCGATCGAACAATACCTGCGGGACCAGGTCCGGGCTGCCGGCGGGCGGGCGTACAAGTTCGTCAGCCCCGGAAACAACGGCGTACCGGACCGGCTTGTGATCCTGCCGCCGGGGCGCGTGGTGTTCGTCGAGCTGAAGGCGCCAGGACGGAAGCCGACACCGCTGCAGCTGGCGCAGCACCAGCGTCTCCGCGCGCTGGGATGTGACGTGCGGGTGATCGACAACCGCGAGCAGGTGGATGAGCTGCTTACCAGCTACCGGGAGGGCCGGTTATGAGTGGATGGACCAGCGGGGCGAATGCGCTGCAGCCGTCGGCGCTGCAGCGAAAAAAGTTCGTGCCCCATGCCTACCAGCGTTACTGCATTAACCGTCTTCTGACCGACGAGGCGCTGGGGCTGTTCCTCGACCTTGGCCTCGGCAAAACGGTCATCACGCTGACCGCGATCAACGACCTGAAATATAACCGGTTCGCGGTCAGCAAGGTGCTGGTGGTGGCGCCGAAGAAGGTGGCCGAAGCGACTTGGACGCTGGAGGCGGCGAAGTGGGAGCATCTGAAGCTGCTGCGAATCGTTCCGGTGCTTGGGAGTCAGCAGAAGCGGATCCGGGCGCTGAACACGCCGGCGGACGTGTACGTGATCAATCGGGAAAACGTGCCGTGGCTGGTCGAATACTACCGAAATGCTTGGCCGTTTGACATGGTGGTGCTGGACGAACTCTCCAGTTTCAAGAACCACCTGGCGCAGCGCTTCAAGGCATTGACGTGGGTTCGCCGGCATATCCGCCGAATCGTGGGGCTCACCGGCACGCCGGCGCCGAACGGGTTGATGGACCTGTGGGCGCAGATCTACCTGCTTGATCAGGGGCAGCGGTTGGAGAAGTATATCACGCATTACCGCGAAAAGTATTTCGTGAAAAACTTCGACGGTTACGGCTACACGCCGAAGCCAGGCGCCGAGCAGATCATCCACGAGAAGATCGCCGATATCTGCATCAGCATGAAGGCCGAGGACTATCTCGAGCTGCCAGATTGCGTGACGAACGTCATCCCGGTGGTGCTGGATGACCGGGCCAGGAAGTTGTACCGGGAGCTGGAGCGAAAGATGCTGGTCGAGCTGGAGGATGCTGAAATTTCGGTGACCAGCGCAGCGGCGCTGACGAACAAACTGCTGCAGCTGTGTAATGGCGCCTTGTACGACGAGGACCGGCAGGCGCATGAGATTCACGACGCCAAGATCGAGGCGTTCCTGGAGCTGCTGGAGCAGCTGAATGGGAAGCCGGCGCTGGTGTTCTACACCTTCCAGCACGATCTGGCCAGGATCAAGAAGGCGTTGGCCAAAACGGACCTCCGGGTCCGGGAGCTGCGGTCGCCGCAGGATCAGGCGGACTGGAACGCCGGGAAGATCGACGTGCTGCTGGCGCACCCGGCCAGTACCGCCTACGGCTTGAATCTCCAGGACGGCGGCAATCACGTGGTTTGGTTCGGCCTCACGTGGAGTCTGGAGCTGTATCAGCAGGCGAACGGCCGGTTGCACCGGCAGGGACAGCGGCAGAAAGTCATCATCCACCATCTGGTTGTCCAGGGCGGTGTTGACGAGGATGTCATGGCGGCGCTGGAGGCGAAAGCAACGACACAGGACCGGCTGCTGGAGGCGCTGAAAGCCCGCATTGAAAGGGTGAGGGCATCGTGAGCCGTGCAGAAAAACGAGCCTTCTACCAGCGGGTCCGCAAACTCGGCTACCGCGATTTCTGGCAGGTCATGGACGAGCTGCACACCCGGGCCTACGAACTGGCTGCGCGACACTACAAAGAGGCCATGGACATCCTCCTGACGCCCCGGCAAAAAGCTGCTGTGGTGGCGAAGGCGGAAGAGATCCGGGAGCTTTGGGACGGGATATTTGCGGTGAAAACGGATGTGACGGAGGAGGCGACGACTGATGCCGGCTGAGCGTATCGAAGAAATCAGGCGCATCGCACGGTCAAACGAGTTTTGGACACTAGGCTCCGGAGACCACCTCAACATGATCGATGACCTGCTGGAAGAGGTGGACCGTTTGCGTGAGGAAAATCGAAAGTTACGAGACCAGGAGAAGCTGAAAGCAGTCGACGAATCAACCGCCTTCGGCATCGACTGCCGCGACGGGAGGTGCGAGCTGTGATCGGGTTGAAGCAGACCCGGGCGGGTGAATCATTCCGCCTGCTGGTTACGGTGTTGAAGGTCCGAAAGGGCGTGCCGACCGTGATCCGCGTCGCCGGGAGGGAATACATCTTGCGAGCTGAGGGGCAGTTCAACCAGCAGGGAAGGAGGCGGAAGCGTGACCGACCGTAACTTGATCGCTGAGCTCATCGTCCAGTACAGCGACGGCATCCGCCACCTCGACCGTTATCGCCGATCTATCGACCGGTCGAACCTGGACGGCCAGGACGAGGCTCGCACCGTCTCCAGCATGTTGAATGACATGCGCTACGCGCTGGACTGGATGCGCCGCGGCCGACGGCCAGGGAGCCGGAAGGGAGCAGAGCGGCGGGACATTTACCGGAGGCGGGAGCTGATCGAGAGCATGCAGCCGATGACGCCGGAGGAGGAGCGGCGCCTCATCGACTGCGTGGCGGTGATGACGGAGCGGGAACTGACTTGCTGGCTCCTCCATATGGCGCATGGGTTGACTTTTGCAGAAATTGGTGATAGATTGGGGTTGTCAAGGCGCACCGTCCAACAATACGTCGAAAGAGCCAGAAAGAAGGTTCTTGACGTGCAAATGACGTGCGTATGACGTGCAGATGACGTACAAAATACAGTAGCCCTTTTGCGCCCTTTTTACGGGGCGCTTTTTGCGTTTTGGGAGAGTGGTTTCGTGAGAGACCCTGAACTTGTCTGGTTTATTGTGCTGGCCGGCGGGCTTTGCGATCTTAAAGGTAAAGTCGTGGCCGCCGGCATGCCGGAGGAAGATGTCGTCCGGATTTTCGCGAATGCTTTGGACGAAGCTGTGGAAGTTTACTTGCGCGAGAAAAAGAACCGCTAGCTGAACTGAATTCGGCCAGGCGGTTTTCTTATTTTCGTCCGGCCGCCTCGCTGGCGTGTAGCGGGCCTCGCCTCCTCCGCCGGGACCGGACCGGTGCGGGGCGGCGTCCGGTGTTATAGTCAAAAAGAAAGTCCGCAGCATTAATTGCGGACCAGGCATCTTTCTCTTTGCAATTTACCATAGTTTGTGCTGGACGTTACAGGGAGGATTGTATCTACGAATGAAGTCGGTTTCCATACTCTCGCGGATGATTTGACTTGCAACAGGGATGTAAGAGAAATAATTCGCTCTTTTTGATACACAGTCATTTGCTCCAT